AGCGCAGCATCAGAAGCCGCTTGCTCCAAGATCGAGTCGTACTCAGGATCAGTCAGCCAGCGCTGCGCCTTGAAGAACAGCTTGGGGCTCTCCGACTTGGTGTCGAACCTCATGCGGGTCACAACCGTCTCAGGGTTGATGTTCTGCGCAACGAGCCAGCGAGCGTACTCCTGCAGCGGGCGGTTGTCCCCATCTGCTTTGCCGAAAATCGAAGTAGCTGGCAGCGCCAACTGCATCACGGTGCCGTCCATGTCGCTCTCGAGCACCACAGCCAGACGCTGTTGGTAACGGCACGCACGACTGTTGCCTTGGCCGGAGCCCGCGATGTTCTTGGGGCATTCGGAGCAGCGCGAAGCTTGCTTGCTGGTGGACTCGTCGCTGGGCTTGTCGCCATCAGGTGACCAGCAGTCTGGGCCCGACATGTTCTCGGAGTCGTATGCTTTGGCGTAGAACACCCGCGCCACTTTGGGGGCAGCCTTGACCAGCACAACGTCCAGATGCCGGTCCTCGATAGCCGTGATCTCCTTGCCGTTGTTGACCAGACGGAACACGCCGCCTTTGATGCTGACGCGGAACCCGCCGCCACCGCCCCCCGCGAGGGACTTAGCCATATCAGACAACTCGGCTTTGCGAGCGAAGGCCGGCACTTGGCCGGGATTGAAGAGAGCAAGATTACTCATTTGATTTTCCTTGGTTACTTGGTTGGTTTGCGCACGCTGATTGCGTACTCGCTATTGCTGTTAAGACCCGGCGGCACGAGGGTCGGATTCTCCTGCAGGAAGGTCGCCATGTTGGTCTGCGCAATGCGCTTCTCCAACAAATCCAGCGCGTCATGCTCCTTCATGAACTCCTTGAACGCGTCCCAGTCTTGGGTCGAGTAGCGGGTCTTCGTTGAGAGGATGACGGTGCCCTCCGCCGTGTTGACGGACTTCACGCCAAGCGCCAGCATCTGGTCTTTCAAGGCCGTCTTAACCACTTCCTGCTGCGCCTTCAGCCCTTCGACTTCCGTCTCATAACCGGCAGTCAACTGCTGAATCTTTGTCTGCATCTTGCGATACACCCGGGCCAACTTATCCATCGGGATAGTGGCCGCTTCATTGGTCTCTGTCATTTATTTCTCCTGTTATTACCTGTCAGGTTTGTTAAACCTTTGACAATCATACACCTAGTTTTGCTTTGTGAAGTAGTCCTTTCAATTATTTTTAATCTCTTGGTTGAACAGCCCGACAAGCAGCGCGTGCTCACCAACCTTGCCTGCCATTGCCTTGAACATCCGCACCTCAATCGGGCTGCTTTGGATGTGCACGACGGTCACTTTATCAGAGTCCTGCCCCTTGCGGTCAGCCCGCGCAATGCACTGCAGGTACATCTCAACGCTCATCAACGGCCCATAGAACACAACCGTGTCGGCGGCAGTCAGCGTGATCCCGTGTGCCGTAGCTTGCGGCTGCATGACCAGCACGCGCACGGCGTCGGTGTTCTGAAAGTCGTTGATGATCTGCCCCCGCTTGGTGGCGTTCACATCCCCATGAATCTGTGCGTTGGGGATATGGTTCTTGGTCAAGTGCGCGGTGATCGTGGTAATGCTGGAGCGGAACATGGCGAAGATGATGACCTTGCGGTCAGTCTCCTCAAGTATCTCCATCAGCACCTTCATGCGCGGCGCGGCGTCGAACTCCACCGTCTCTTTGTTGTCTGTGTACGCAGCCCCTGCAGATATCTGCAGGAGCTTGCTGACGGCCACCCCCGCATTGACTGCCGAGATCGTCTCGCCGGCTGTCTGGAACAGCATCTGTTCTTTGAGCAGCTTGTAGTACTTGGACTGCTGTGGCGACATCGGCACATCCCGCGTGACGGTCACAACCGGCGGCAGATCAAGGCACTGCGCTTTGGTGAATCGTATGGCCGGCTGCAGTACCTCGTGCACCAATCGCTTGGCCTCCGGCTTGGGTGCCCACTTGAACGTGGTGATCTTGTTCATCACCTTGTCGCGCCATGCGGTAGCAAACTTCGGCACCCCCGATGGGTTGACCAGCTTGGCGAGGCCGTACGCATCCACGGGCGTCTGTGATGCCGGCGTGCCCGTCATCATCCACAGGTAGGTGTGCGGACGGACGATCTTAGCCAGAGACTTCCAGCGTTGTGTGCTGGGGTTCTTGTACGCGTTCGCCTCGTCAACGATGACCAGATCAAAGCGCCCGTCGTTGTTCACCTCATCAGCGATCAGGTTGAGCCCTTCGTAGTTGGCGATCACCAACTCGTAGTCACCTTGAACAAGCTCGACACGGCGCATAGCGCTGCTGTGGTGGGCGACCACCGTGCTGCGGTGCATCACGCTGTTGTTGATGTCGCCTACCCATGCCGCGTGCATGATCGACAGGGGGCACAGGATCAGAACCCTGCGCACCTCACCGCGCTTCATCAGGTAGTCCGCCGCCCACAGGGCGCTGAGCGTCTTGCCAGTGCCGGGTTCGTTGAAGCAGAACGCCCGCCTGTGCAGGGTGAGGAAAGACGCCGTCTCGATCTGGTGCGCCATTGGGATGTAGCGCCCGGGCCAGTCGTACTTGCGCGAGATAGGCGACGGTGTGTTCTTGACGCCGAGGTTCTTGAGCACCCGCATCTCATCGAGTCCCCAGTACACCGCCACCGTGTAGCCGCCGTTGCCATGATCCTCAACGATGCGGCTCTTGGGTATGACGGTGTACTTGCCCGGGTTGCGTGTGCGTATGAGCACCGCTTTGTTGTCTAGGATTTCCATTACTTGCCGTTGTCCGCTTCGTTAGCCTTCTTCCCACGCAGCCGCAGGTTGCCGGGGGCTGTCTTGCCGCCGGCCCGCAGGGGCTTGATGTGGTCGATGTCTTTGCCGGCTCGGTCTACGTTCTGTTTGTCGTAGATCCCCCGAGCCTTCTGACGCTCGAGTTGGTCTTGCGTCTCGCCGGTTTTCTTCTGCAGTTTGTATGCGTGCTTGTAGTCACGCTTGCCGTTCACTTGGGTCATGTCGTTCTCCTAATGCTTGGGGTTAAATTCACACCCGGTCACCTGACACCACTTGCACAGCGGGGTCTGTGTTGGGTTCCATACGTTGTTTGCAAACGATGCTTCCAGTCGTGCGATTCGCTCGCGGTACTTCCACCACGCAGCGTCCGCCTGATCACGCTGCATCTGCATCTTGACCATATCGTTCTTGACGATGAACAGCAACGCGCTGTTGACTTTGCGGATGTGCGGGAAGTGCGCGAAGGTCATGATCGACATCAGCACCAACTGGTCTCGATCCGGGTAACGGTTGCCCCCGGTCTTCCAGTCACCCACCCATGCGGTCAGGTTGTCGTCGTCCACAATCAGAATGTCCGCGATGCCGCGTACCCATGCCTGCTTGGAGTTCCACGCACACGGCTCCAGCTTTGTAGTCAGCGCCATCTCGTGCTCGGCCAGCACCCGCCCGGTCTTGTGCATCATGGCGTCCACCACTGGTTGGAACTGCGCGTACTGTGGCGGGATAGGCTTGCCGTCTTTGATGTAGTGCTCGATGGCCTCGTGTACCTGCACCCCGTAGCGCGTTGCGTCCGTCTCCTGAAACGGATATTTCTTGCCCACCTTCACCTCGTGGTAGCGCCGTGCACAGCCCTCGTAGTCCTTGAGGGAGCTATGGCTCCACTTGATTTGATGCTCAGACATTTTTGTCGAACCTCGCGCTGTCCACAGCCCCGCTGAGCTTGTCAGCGAACTCAGTCACAAACTTCTCGCTGCGGCTAAGCTCGTGGCCCATCTCGTGCAGGATGGCGTGCGTCAACTCGTGCCAGAACGTGTTGCGTTCACGCGCTGGGTCTTCGTTCTTGAACACCTCAATGAGCTTACGGTCATACCAGATGCTGCCGTACATGGACTTGGGTGTTCGTTGCTTGTACTGTATTCGGTAGGCATTCTTGCCCACCTTAACTGCCGTTGGAATTGCGTTCATGATGTTCCCTACTTCTTTGCTAGTCCGTACCTATAGTGAGCGCCACCATCAGCGGCCAGAGGAATCCCCGGCATGTAACTCGGCTCAAGCGTCATCTGCTCGAGCACCCATTTGAGCGCGTCTTGCGCGTCTCTCTCCGGTGCAATGGCGATCAACTCGTCGTGCACTGTTCCCACCACAGGGTAGCGTTTAGCAACCCGTAGCATCCCGTCAGTCATCACCACGCGGGCTACCCCTTGTGTGACGTTGTTCGTAATCTTGCCTGCATAGATCTTGGTAGCGTCTGGCCCGTATACCCACTCCCACCGGCTCCTACCGTCTTTGTCTTTCTGCTGACGCAGGTTAGGATACAGCAGACTCATGCCGCTGGGCAAAACTATTTCTTCTTTTCTGAAAATCAGGCACTTGTGTCGGTACTCCTCACCGTCCGCCAGCGAGCGCTGGATCAAGCTGGAGCACAGTTCCCAGAACCCCACAACAGCGTGGGCCGTGGCGCGGTAGATGT